ATGCTTTTTTAGTTCTTTGTTCTTTAGGAATTGTTTTTCCTAAAGCTGTTGTACCATACTTATCCCACATTGCTTCTAAAGATTTAGGATCTTTACTACTTACATAATCATATATAAATTCTTGAAACTCTTTAGGTCCTTTAAAGTCTTGACCATTATTTAATGCCTTCCATCTATTATACTCTATATAAAACTTGTTAGGATCTTTAGGATTAAATACAGTAGGTTCTCCTGTAGGACTTATGCTTCCTGCTTTTGTATTAGACTTAAGCCATGGTTTAAACCAAGCAGGAACATATGTATTAAAAGCATTAGGGTAAGGTCCTGCTTGTTTAGCAACTCCATTTGCATTATTAGCACTGCCAGCATTAAATAACATTCGTTTAATACCAAATATATCATTAGGATCAAACTTACCTTCATCGGCAGGAGCTTCACCAGCTATTTGATATTGTGGTACACCACCTTGAGCAAACCTACCTGAAGGATTACCATAATTACCAGATATTTTAACATTTGTTTTTCCTATCTTACCATTCCATTCAGCCCCTACATTTAAATTAGACTGTGATGTATTTGGTCTTGACATCATCATACTTTGAGAATCAGAATTTTGATCATTAAAGTTTTGAGTGTATCCTCCATTAATTCCAAGAGTCCCACGTAATAATGGAAATTTAGTATTTGCACCAATTCTTAAATTACCATCAGCATAATTACCTGTTACAGATAATCCTTTATTATTACCAAATAGTCTTGGAAATGCAGCAGAAGCATTATAGTTAATATTACCTACTTTACCATTATTAATAACTGAGTTAGCTCCAACACCTATGTTATATGTTTTTTTATCATTGTTAAAATTAAAATCTAATCCTACTGGTTTACGATTTCCATATTGTTGATAATATCTATTATTATTATTTTGAAAATTATTTTTTAAACTTCTAGGAAATTTTACACACATTTGAAGTTCTTCATCAAATAATTCTCCTGGAGGACATCCTCCACCCATAGCATAATCAGGCATACCACCATTAGCAAAATAACCACCATAGGCAGCTTGAGATTGTTCTTCTCCTTGTTGTTGTCCTTGTTCTTTAGAAACTAATCCTTTAGCTACTTCAGGAATACCTTGTGGAAATCCTTTAATACTTTCTTGAACTAAAGCAAGTTCAGCTAATTTTCTTTGATAGTTTTCTATCATTTTTGTAGCTGTTTTTTTAGCTATAGGATCAGCATAAGGATTTTGAATAATTCCTATGTATTTATTTACATCATATTGTTTAGCAACATCAGCTGGAGTAATTCCAGATTTTTTAGGGCTTTTACCAAAATAATTTAAAACTTGAGGATTTTTAATCTTCATTTTCTGTGTATCAGAATAAATAAAAGATCCTTGAGGTGCTTGTTGTTTAGTAAGTTTAACACCACCATTAGCATGACTAGAACCACTTATTTTCATATGTGTTCCATCAGGACGAAGAATAGTTTCTCCACCTTCTGCCTCAAGCACATAAGGATTATTTTTAGTTTCATCTTGTTCTTTTACTTTATCTTCAGCTTCAGTGTATGGATTTTTAGCCATTGTGTTATACAGATTACGTTGGCCTATATAAAGACCATAATCACTTTGTCCACTATACTGAGATTCACCACCCTGGGCCATGTTAGTAGGACCACCAACGATACGTATTTTCATATTAGTAGTATTATCAGTGGATTGACCACCTTCATTAAAAATTTTTCTATCTTTAATTATGTTATAAGATTCTTTACCTTCCCATTTTGTAAACTGTTTAAATAGTTTATCTTTTTCTTCAAGAGATAATGCAGATAATCTTTTATTCCCACCCATAGCTTTTACTATTTCATCAGTAGAATTATTATGTTGACCTGAATTACCAGATACCCATTTATTTCTAGCTTCTGCTATAGTGAGGTTATTATATCCTGAACCAAACATTAAATCTTTATTAGCCTGAATACCAGTTTCTAAATCTGGAAATATAGCCACTTTACCTCCATTATCATCAGCACCAGGTTTAGCTCCATATTTTGCAGCAAAGTTACCATAGTGTACATTCATTGGGTTATTATGACTAAGAGAGATTTGTTGTCCATTATTACTTGATTTAGCACTTCTATTAAAACTTATATGAACATGCCCTGTATGAGGATCTGGACCTGTATATGGTCTCCATTCATTTGATACAGATGGGTTCCATATTTGTTTATTAAAGATAACGTATTTAACATTTCTATTTTTAGCATCTGCAAGTATTTGTTGAGCAACTGCAGATCCTTGATTTAAATCAGTAATTCCAAGATCTAATGCATCCCCTGTATTATGATCACTTGTAGTTTTTTTATGTTTCTCATCCCCCCATATTCCTAGATTTGTTACTCCTTTAAATTCTTTTGAATAATCATTCCAAGTTTGAGAAGCCATTGGATTTGCACCTGAAGACTTATAAGATTTTGTTGAAACATTTTCAGAAACAGGAGCACTTACAGGAGCAGCTGTTCTAACTGGACCTACTACATCTGTAGAAACATCAGGAAGAAATGCTCTTTGTACAATTTGATCACCAGGAACTGTTATACCATCTGCAGCTTTAAACATACCACCATACTTTTGAAAAGTAGAACTTGCTCCAAAAGGATTAGCTTGAGTTCCTTTACTTTTATAGCCCATTTCATCAGGTTTAAACATACCATCATTAATATCATAGTCTCCTCTATTAGTAAAAGTATCTACACTATAAGAATTATGTGGTTGCATACTCTGAGCCATCCACTTATTATATTCTTTTTGTTTTTTTTGTTTATCAAAATAGCTAAGAGCCATATTAGCCATTGTAAAAGCTTGATCTATACCCTTATTAAATTTACCTAATGCTGATGAATTAGTTAATGCTGATGAATTAGTTGTAGTGGTTTTTATTGGATTTTTTGATTTAGAAACAGAATATTCTGTAGCAGAATCAAATATATTATTACCATCCTCATCTAATTCTCCATACCGTAAAGGTGCTACAGAAGATTGTGTTAAAGTAGAACTATTTACAGCTTGCTTATTATTTGCATTGTCAGCAATAGATAACGACATACCACTCAATGGATCTTTAGTAGTAGTAGTAGTAAGCATAGGGATATTTAATCCTGCTAAAGCTTTAGGTAATCCTTTACTTATAATTTTAATTCTAGGCATAATTATATATATTGAATTTTATAACCTTGATCTATTAATTTTTTAATATCAGTATCATTCATATTATATTCACCACCAACTTTATATTGATTAGCAAATTTACCTTTTTTATCATTACTTCCACCATATTTCATTCCCATACCATACATTGCTTGTGGTGCTCCTTCCATAGCTTCTTGTTGTAGAGCTTGTTCTTGCTCTTGTCCAACTTGCATTTGTTGTATAACTTGTTGTATAATTTGTTGTGCCATTTCTTGTGGTACACCTTCTTGTATAAGTTGTTGCATTATTTGTTCAGGTTGAGCACCTTGCTGTAACATCTGGGCAACTTCTTGCATAATTTGTTGTGGATCAATTCCACCACCATTTTGTTCTGGTGCTCCCTGTGGAGAAACTTGTTGTTCTTGTTGTTGAGCCATCATTGCAGCTTGATCAGGAGACATACCACCATCATCATACCTTCTAGGACCTACAGGAGGAAGTTGTATATGATTAGGCATCCAACCATCTGGAGTATATCCTACAGTATTCATAAAGTTACGTAATTGTTGACCTTGTGTACTGTACAAAGGAGAACCACCATCTTGCATCCAATCAAAAGCTGGTACTATTCCTTGATGATTATATTGTGTCATATCACTGTATATAGGACCACCTTCCGCCATACCCATTTCATATTGAGGAAGGTTATATGCTGACTCACTATAATCAGGAATATAAGAACCACCATAATCAAAGTATTGACCACCACTAGATGTACCACTATATCCATCTGCATATACACCTGGATTACCATGTTGAGGTACATTAGCATAAGCATCTCCACCATATTCTTTTATACCATATTTGTTCTTTAAAAAATTTTGATCTTTAGCTCTTCTACTATCAACTACTATGGTTGTATCTCCTTTAGGAAATAATTGTCCTGTTAAACAGTCTATATCTTGTCCATATAAGTTAGTACAACCATAGCTAGCATTTCTTTTTTCACCAGGTCCTTTCATAATTTTAAGTCTTCTAGCACCTTCTTTAGGATCATAACCAGAATCTCCAACACGAGGATTAGTTCCGTATATAGTATGTTGATACAGATCTGTAACTTTAGGAGCAGCTTCTCCAAATGCAGGTATAGGATTCATTGCAAATCCTTTTTTACCATATACATGAGGAACAGGAACTGATAAATAAGTACCTGTTGGAGTAGCTTTAGCTTTATTTGCTTTTTTTGGGTCAGTTTTAAATAATTGGTCTATCTGTCCTACTCCTGTATCATTTATTTCTCCATCTTTATTTAAACCAGTCATTACAGGAAAAGTTTTAACAACCTTACCATCTATTACAACATACATAACACCTTTATTTTTATCTGTAATCATTCCAGATTCTAAATATCTAGCATCAGCTTCTGTGCCAGTTACTGGTTTAGTTGACTTAGGAAGATTATAATTTTTTATTATATCTTTCATCCAAGGATAATTAAACAACTCACTTGGTGTTTGTGGAGTTGCAATTTGTTCTGCTTTTTTAAAATTAGATAGTAATTGACCTTTTTGATTTCTACCTTTCCAATCAGCAGGATTACTTTGTTTAGTAGGATTACTTTGTTTAGTAGGTTGTGCTAAATAACTATTATTATCAAATGGAAACACACCAAAATTACTTTTATCTGAAGAATATGATTTAAAACCATTATTTGCTGGAGCCGTTATATAAGGGTTTTCTTTAGCTTGTCTTGATTTTTCTGAAGCTATAAAAGCATTAATTTCTTCCTGTGTAGGCTGATATTCTTTAGAAGCTTTAGTTTTAGCTTTAGTAACAGACTTAGCAGATTCTTTAACAACTTCATAGTTATTTAAAATATCTGGTTTACTGTTAATCATATTTATAAGTTTATTATTTTCTCCTGCTCTACCAGTATATCCAGTCATACCTAAAGATTCAGCAAACTTTTTTCTTGATGCATAGTTTGAAGCTTTACCTTTAGAAACTAATAAATCCACTATACTTACACCTCCATAAGGTTTTGGATCAGCAGTTACAGTACTTCCCTCTTGATAGCTACGATAAGAACCTCCATCATTATATACATCCACACCACCACCATATTTCATCTGGTAAACATGGTTATCAAAATGAGATTCTGTTGGAAATTTACTATAGAACTCTTCTATTGTATTAACTCCACCTAATTTTAAAAATTGATTAATCATTGTTTTTAATTTATTTAATTTATAATTATTTATAGATATCTATTTAGCCATTCACCTGATGTACCACCGTATTTAGCTACATCTGAATTTTTAGTTTTATTTTGAGCTATTTTATTCATCATTTCTATAATCTGTTCTGGTGTATAAATCATCTCCAATTGATCAATTGGATTAAACCCATCCGAACCCATTACATTTTTTATTTTTTTATATTGTTCTTTATTTACCTTTTGTTTAAAAGGATCATATATACCATTTTTCTTTGCTAAATATTTAGCAGTTCTAAGTCTTGCTAATGTTTCTGTAGGATCAGCAACATATCTTTGAAATTCTAAGTTACGTTTTACCTTTTCGTTATATTCTTTAGAATCTATAAACCATTGTTTTATTGAAGGTAATTGTCCATAGTATGGTTTAGGTGCTATTTTTTTATTTTTATTAATTAAATCAATATCAGTTTGTGGTATAGCATGTCCATTATAATCAAGTTGATGACTTACTTCATGAACAGCAATGTCATTCCATGGACGGAATAACATAGAATTTTTTTGATCTATATGAGGAACTCTATTTTTAAAATAAGAAATACCCCCTATATTGGGATTGTTTGAAAGTATAGGTGCACGACTAAACTCAATATCACTTAAATCTGTATGTAAGTCTATTGGATTCTTCCCCATTTTTTTATCGGCAGCTACACTATTACTATATAACTCTTTAAACATTGGTGAGTTATAATAATCCATCATAAATTTCTTAGCTTCTGTAGCATCACTATTAACTTCACGATCTCTATTATTTTCAAGAGCAGCTCTCAAAGATAATTGAGTTGCAAGATTTGTTCTTGTATTATCTGAATAATTTTGTATATGCGGTGATATTGTTGTAGTATTTGTTGTCAAACCTCCTGTTGCATATTTATCTACCCATCCTCTTGTATAACCACCATACTTATGTGCAGGAATTGTAGTTCTTGAAGTTTCAGGACTTGATTTTTTACTTTTTGGACCAGGACTAGCAAAAACAGGTGTTGTATTTAAAACAGGAGTTTCTATTGGTTTTAAGAAATTAGAAGTTTGTTTAAGACCTTCTTCTGCTGTTTTATCCAATACAACTTTACCAAGACTTTCATGGGCAATATGATTAACTCCTCTATAAGTATTAATACCTGCCTTTATTTCACTAGCTAAAGGATATAAATGTAATGCAGTATTTAAGGTTTGTGCAGCAGCGTCTCCCCAATTTTTCCAATTAGTAGGGTCATGATAAACTTCTTCATATGAATGAGCAAGATGAGGAAGGTGTTCAATACCTTTATATCCGGTGTAAGCACTTAATAAACTACTAGGAGTAAGTCCAGCAACTCCTGCAATAGGAGCATTAAATGCAGCACTTGTAGCTGCTACATAAGGTGTAGCTGCTGCTGCAACAAATGGAGCTGAAGCTACTGCTGTCCCTACTGCAAATGGTGCTGCTAAACCTCCCACTGTACTTAATATACGTCTTTGACGGTTAGCATTTCGATCTATTATTTTACCAGATAAATCTGTATCTGAATATTTTTCTACAATGTTACCATTATCATCTAATCCTGCATGTTGATTACTTCCTACATAACTACTATTTAGTGCTGTTCTTCTTTCTCTTTCATAAGGTGTTTCATAACCTCTAGCTTGTCTTAGTTGTGGTTGATTTGATATTTTATTTTTTAATTTATTATTTTCTACACGTTCTGTATTGTTTATTTTCTGCAGTTGTTGTTGTTGAATGTAACTGTTACTGTTAGCTAATGGTTCATTTAAAATAGTATTTTTAGTAAGAGGAGACTGAGTAGTTTGTTTAGTTACACTAGAAAATAAATTTGGGGATAAGCTAGGTCTAACTCCATTAGGATTAGTAATAGCATGATATATTCCTTTTTTTCCTACTTCAGCTTGTACTTGTTCAGGGGTTTGTCCTTGTGCATTAAAACATCCATTGTATGGAGGCTTAGGAAAAAACCCTGGTGGACATGTTAATCCACCTACATCATATTGATTTAATGAACCACCGTTCTCAAATATTCCACCATATTTACCTGTATCAGTATTTTGAAAAGGTATTGTTTTAGTCTTAGAAATAGTATTAAGAAGATCTACTATTTGATCATCAGTATAAACCTCTCTAAGTTGAAATAATGGATCATATCCTCGAAATTTAATATCACCCTTATCGTATTGATCTAATACTTTTTTAGTTGCTTTCTGAGTAAATGGATTATAGAGTTTTTGATTTTTTGCATTATATCTAAAGTTCATTAATCTAGCTCTAGTCTCAGTTGGTACTGCTACATAGGCCTTATAATCACTTAACAGTTTTCTATTATTATTTAGTACAAATGGTTTTGCAAGATATGTAGATGATGCTGCATTTTTACCCATTGTATTCTTCAGCATATTAAAAGGAGCTGGTTTAACTTCAGCTTCAGGAGGACTAAATTTAGGAGCAGAATATGCATATCTATCAATTTTTCTTTTATCAGAATCAGGCATAAAAAATCCACCATAATCACCAGCATGTGATAACTCATGAATAAATACTTCATCAGTTTCTTCTTTATTTCCATTAAAATCCTTTGAATTTACTTCGTATTTGTAATTTTTAGGACTTCTTGTAGCTGCTTTAGTGTAAACATCATGTTTTGCATTATTACCAAAAAATCTAACAAAAGCTCCTGGATTTGCAAATATTTTTGGAAAATCACGAATTAAATTGTAATCTGTTTCATTGTATACAGCATACCCACCTAAACCAGGATCAGCTTCTTTCTTAGTTAAATTTGCATATTTTTTTAAAAGTTCTTTTTCTCCCATAACATACATAGGTGCAGTAGAAATTAAATTATTTCTGTGATCTCTTATTTTTCTAGCATAAATAGAATTAATACCAGCTGGATCATCTTTGTCTACACTATTTTGTAACATTTGTGTAGCCATAGGAGAGTTGTTCCAGTCTTTCATGAAATCTTTTAATTCACTAGATGATTCTAAAATTTTTCTAGTAGTGGTTTTTGTTACAATAACTCCATCTTCAGCATACTGCATATCCTCATTTTGAGGTTGATCATTCTGAGCAACACTATTCATTATGTCTATGAAGGCAGCTTTCTTTTGTTCAGCTGTTCCTTTAAGAGTATTCATTACATCCTGAAAATGTACATTTTTTATTATTTCAGAATTCTTAAACATTTTATTATATTCTTTCTCTCCAAAAACATTAGTCTTTGCATCGTATATATTATTCTTATCTAGTAAATATCTTATAGGTTGAATTCTATTTATAAATTCTGTAGGAGTATTATAGTAATCAAATGTCATACCTTTACTTCTATATCTAGGTGCACTAGCATCAGACTTAGTATAATTAAAAATTTTCTTTTTAGTAGATGTAGGAATTCTTACACCTCCATCATCTGCTGCATGACCAAACTCATGTAAAGGAGTTGTTTCAAATCCTTTTGTAGGATTCCATGCATTAGGTCTATATTCATTTTCTAAATAAATATGACCTGGTTTATCATTTCCTCTACCATAAGAATCAGGACCCCATTTACCAGGTAAGAATTTATCTTGTTTGTAATCATACCATTCACCTTCATATTGCTTAGGTATAGTTATACCAGATATATATTCAGGTTCTTTTGCTATAGACTTAACATAATCAACTTTTTCATTAAGTACATTGTTAAATCTTTCATTAACCTCATTAGTTATAAAAGCATTGTTTTGATCAGGAAATTCTTTTTTAAGTCTTTCTCTATACATAGGGGACTTAATATAAGATAGTAACCAATCTTTTTGTTTATTAGTTCCTTCTGTAGGTTTAGGTTCTATAGGTTTAGGTTCTATATCTATAGAAATAAGTTTAGAAATATTATTTAATCCTCCATATTGTAAATCTGGTATAGATATATCTCCACCATTCTTCATTTTAATAGTACCACCACACTTATGACATGTCATAGGATCTATTCCACCATCTACTGCTTTCCAAGACCATCCACAATTAGAACATGTCACTGTTCTACTAAGAAGACCTCCACCATTAGCCATTCTAGGAAAGTATGTAGATATTCTATTAGGATTAGTTAACATCCATGAAGAGCCTCCCTCAGCATACTGACCAAATTGTGTAGCTTTAGCTTTATCTGAAATATAACCACCCGTATCATAATGTTGTTCATCTACATAATCAGCTCCTGGAAATTGAGTGTTACTTGTATCATATGCTTCTAACCATTTAGAAGGTCCATTATTAGGAGTGGCTTTAATTCTATACGGGGTTGGATTATATAATGTATCAGATGGAATTCTATAATGACTTCCAACTGGAGGCAACCCATTCTTATAACCCTCATTAGAAACAAAAGGAACAGTTGCTTTTTTATTAGGCAACCCACTCATTCCTTTATTAGGAACATGTGCAGTTTTGTTTAAGTTGTTAGCTATAATTGTATTTAAATTAGGCTTCTTCATTATCTTGGTGATTGTAATAATTTTTGATTAGATACTTTAAATAAGAACTTGTTATTTGTACTTTTTACTTTTCTTAAAAATACTCTATTAACATTATGTCTAAACTTCTTACGTTGTAAAACTGGTTTATTATAATTTACATACTGAGGATTAATTGGATAAATATAACCATTAGGTTCAGTATTAAACATGGGCCTAAATATACCACTATATTCTCCTCTATCATTTGTAATATCCCAGAATTGATTAAATCTATATTTTTGTTCTTCTTTAGAAAATTGAATATCAATATAATCTGGACTCAAATTTATCTTTGGATAATTTAACATATTCAAAGGATCATTCTTTGTCTTAAGATTAAGTTGTAGCATTCCACTAATTTGCTCAGAATTATAAATAATAGCCTGGTCAAAGTTTTGGTCTAATACATGAGACTTATCTCTGCAATCATTATACATATTATAAACTTCAAGTAAGTACTCTATACTTCTCATTGTATTTACGGTCTGTCCTGTAGCAGATACAAATTCTATCTCAAATGGATAATCTATACCATAGTAGTTACAATAAGAGTCACAACGTATATTATGTTTCCAAACATTATCTTTATCTACACTCATAAAGTGGGATCTTCCTGGAATTAAGAATGTAGGAACCCAATCATGAAAACTAATCCAACTTTGTGATTTACAATCATAACTCACTGTAAAGTTAGCTGGTTTAAAATGATTAGTATTTGTTAGTGCAATTGGTGTTCCATTTAAGGTAAACCCATTATTTGCAGTATTAAGTTGTAAGCCAGCTGTTAATGGAAAATAATCTTTTTTAGTTATATATATTATGTCATAAGTATTATCATACATCATTTGAACACCCACACCACTTACAGGATTATCATATAAAGTATATGTTGGAAATTGTGTAAGAAGTTGTGAAGGTAAATATTTAGCAAACCACCACCTCATCCCAGCTGCTGCAGATATTTCTTTTAACTGACCAGCATACAAAAATATTTTACCTTGGTTTTGACTCACCCAAAATACACCATGCACTGTATTTATTGAACAATACCTTCCTTGATTAGATGCATATTCAAATGACTCATCAACATTTACCACAGACTGCATTGCTTGTTGAAATAATCCACCATCACCAATTGTTATTTTAGCTCCTGTTCCATCAACTTTAAGTTCCTCAACTCCCATAAATGACATAGGACTTTGATTAGCCATCATAAAAAGAGAACCTGTTTTATTAATAGGTTTAATACAAGAAACTCTAGATAGAAAATCTTTGTAGTTATTAGTTAAAAATATTTTCCAACTATCTTTCTTAGATCCAACTTGTTGTGGTAAAGAATAAATTACACGATTAGGTCTATATGTATAACAACTTGCAGCTTTAATAGGACTATAATCTCTAGGTAATAGATTACCCCATGATATATGACTACTAAATAATTTAGATATACTTAAGTTATAATCATACTTGTAATAGTTTCCACTAATTACAATGTCACTTCTAAACATTGCTTTAAGATCAGAAAATGTTCTATCATCATAATGTCTTCTTGGTATATCCTCTTCCCAATCTCTATATGCTACATTCACTTCACTCTCTACAAAAAAATCACGTACACCATTACAAAATAAATAAAACTGTCCACCATTAACACCAAAAAGTCCAGGATTTTGATTATCAAGATTTCTATATGATGAAAAAGAATCCCCAAAAATATTGTGTTTATATTTAAAATTATTTATCCAATATACCGGATCTGGAATATTATAATATAATTGATAGTTCCATTCAAACTCATCAGGTTCTCCCATAAGCCATGATGTAAAAAATGGCATTGTATTTTTTTCAGTGAATCTATTTACATAAACATCTCCTCCAAAAAATATATTAGTAGTTGTATTAGCAGTGGGTATTATATTAGCAGTGGGTGTTATACAAGTGCTTATTGGAATTTGCTTAATAGATTCTAATTGACCATACTGAGATGCAATAGGTATTTTAAGAGCCCCATAATAAGAAGCAACAGGAGAAGAAATATTAGTATTCTTACTACGATTACCTAATAAAAATCTACTTTGATCGTTTCCAGTTGGTACTATATTTTTATTGACTTGAATAAAAACAGCTTTAGATCTCATTATATTTTGAATAAGATAGTTTCCTGCAAACTGCTGTAAATTGTTTCCACCATAAGCCGACTCAAGAACTTTTCTTCTTCTGTTATTTATAAAATTACTTTTATACGTATTATAAAAAGCATGTGAGTTATACTGAACTGCAAACTGTACTCTTCCAACTAAATACATAAATACATCATATACTTTTTGTTGTTTAGAAGATAACATTGCAACAATTAAAGCAATTACAGCAGCTGTTGTTATTGCCCAAGTTATTATTTGCAAAACATAATATGCCCATGATAAAACTGTCATAATTGTTCCTGTAATATTTCCTCCAGCTGCAGCTGGAGAAGAGGGAAAAGGAGATAGTTGATATGTAAATTCTATTGGGTTGTCTTCTGTTCCTGTAAATTTTATTGCTCCACCAGCTGCACCACCAGCTTTTTTAAATATTGCACCTCCTATAGTTTGCATTGCTTCAGCAGCAGACATTAAATATAAAATATCTCCTACAATTTTTACTAGTCCTGATGCTAATTTAAATCTTGGATGTTTCCATGAATCTTCAAAATAGCCATTAGCAGTACCTGTAAATTCTTGGTATAATTTTATTTCTCCTTGATTTAAAAAAGGATTACTAAATGTTGTGTCTGGACTATGAAAAGAAAAAATATCATCTGTATGTCCTTGTCCTGTTAAAAAAGGATCAGTACGTAAATCATTATATGGATAGTTTTGAAACAAACCTTGACTTGAGCTTTTTGTGTCAAACTTCCTCATATTATTAAAAAGCCCTTTTGCAATAATAGATTTGTTTCCTTCTCGTGAACCACGAAGAATTTCATAACCTACTACACCTGGAATAAGATTACCACTATTATCAAGAGGGGGTTGTATATTTTCAAATTGAACTCCTAATATAGTTATAGTGGTTCCATTATTATTAAAAATACTTAGTGGATTATTTGCAACAGATGTAACTGTTTCATCAGGAAATTTATGATGTCTTATAGGAAGACCACATAAATTACCCCATATATCTAGACGATTATCTGGATATAACTCAGTAGATTCCCAATATGACATATCACCTCTAGCAACTATTATTCCTCCATTTAAATATGATGGATTTAAAACAAAAGGTAAACCACCTATACTACCCGTGTTTTCAACTTGCCATGTTTGTCTAGTTACTACTGGAGCAACTTGAGTTTCAAATGCATCATCACCTGTAATGTTTGCTCTATCAGATGGAAGAGCTGGTCTACCTGGTATATGATATGACTCACTAAACTCACCAGTATTATAAATCCAACGTATAAAAAATGCATAAACTTCATCTCTCATGTAGCCTGCATTATTATTACCTTTTATATAGTAATCTGCAGGATACTGAACAGCTGTCCATTTAGTTCTAATGTTATTAGCTATTGGTTGATAGTTAAATTTAAATTTACTATATGTACCTATTCGTAATAAATAGTCATTAGTTTGATACATAGCATCTGTCTTCTCAATAGGTTCAGATCTAAATACTACGTCTCCAACACTTACTGAAACATATTCTGTACTCCATCTATCAACATAAATTGTTCCTTGAGAAGTAGAATAGTATCCAATTCTTTTAGCTACAGTTTGAGCATTTACAGTTGATAGTATTACTAATTCAAATTCATCAAAGTCTTTATCAATTTCACTAATTTTAATTACTAAAGAACTACTTACATTTTCATGTGTCCATAATGGTTGTACAGCAGTTAATCCAATATAATCAGTAATCTTCACTTGATTTATAGTGTAAGCTATGCAAGCTTGGTAAGATCCGTTAGGCATACTACCAGCTATTAAACCTCTTTCAATTGAAATACAAGGATGAGTAATTAACGGAGCAATTCTAAGAGTCTCACAATTTACAGTTGTAAGGTAAGTTCTTACTCTACAATTGTTTACATAGCTATCAATATAATTGTAATACTGTTGTGTGTTATCAACATCCATTGATCTTGTTGGGTTTATTCCATCATCCCAATAAACTAAACGTTCACAGTCATATCTTTTACGATAAGTCCCAGTAATTAAATTACTAAGTTTAAAACCCAAACAAGGATCATTTAATAACGTTGAATAAGTGCAAGCTGATTCATCAAAGATTCCTATCTCACAATTAGTATCATCTGTTAAATATACTGCCCATTGATCATCTGTAAGATGTATACATCCTATAAGAGTATATGGAAGTTTTATACAAAATAAATTAGATGGCTCATTACCTATAACACCAACTTGACCATCATGGGAGTTATTCACTGCATTACGTGCATGTGTATATAACCCTTCCCCTACAAATGTATCATTGTAGTCTTTGAGCATACCTTTACTAAAGGTATTAGTTGTTGCTCCAGGGTTTCCTTGTTGTTGATCAGCCATGTTTTATATCAAACTTCTTTTTTTCTAAAAATTTATACATCACTCCTGTTAAATGACCACATAACCAAGCTTGAGCTTCTTCATCAGAAACTCCTCTATCTTCAGTGACTCTTACAACAGCATGATATGTTTCATGAGCTATAGTGTTATGTGATAAATACTTAGTGTCTATAATTAAAAAGTATTTATCGATATCTGGACTTAATAATATTCCTTCACTTTCACCACCATCATCTTCTAAAGTTAACTTATATTTTTTATATATTTTCTCTGATTCAGCTTTTAACTGATCTGTTATAATAAGTAACAGTTCACAACTGTACGTAGGAACTTTTATAGTTTTTATTATTTTCATTAATAGCTGTCAAAGCTTTTAAACATATCATAATATCTAGCATACATTGCTTTTCTATTCATTTTCCACACCTGATACATTTCTGCAAAGTCAGGAGTATTAACTATAGTAAGAGCATTATTACGAGCTGATCGTAACTTTGGTTCAATCAACTGTATTTTCTGAGCAACATCTTCCCCATTAATAAATAGATTTTCTAGAATACGTTGTTTAATAGCATACTCATAGTATTCATTAATCATAGGATGATCTAATACAAGTAAGTTACCTAGATCATCTTCCAATGCTCCTTGATAAGAAATAAATAATTTACCATGTTCTATGTTAGTATATATAAAACCATTTTTTATAAAAGCAGTATGTCCATCATGATTGTTAAGAGCATCTGCTCTTCCTCCATCCGTAGACATTCTAATACGTTCAAATGATTCATATGTTCTAGTTTCAGTTTTTCTTTTTTCAACTACTTGTACAAATATCTTTTCTCCATTCTGACACTCTTGTACATAAGTAGCTTCACAGCAACAGTCTGATTCAGCTCTATGACATCTAGAACAATTGCCAACAATTACATTTTCAGTTTCTCTTCCAGCATTAGCTCTATAGTTAACTGTATACGTACCTGTTAAATAAGCATAGTTAAGAACATAAAAGTCATCAGGAAGTTTTACTTTCCTATTCTCTATATCTAAAACTTTTTCTTTTGTTCCATTAATTCTTAAACCTAAATCATAGTTTACTCGTTGAGCAACTTTAATAAGTTGAGCTGGTTCAATAAGACCTTCATTATTATAAATAGCAAAGTCAATACCTACATCACCAAGTAATTCATCAAATGTTTTATATTTAAGTTCTGTATTCATTATCTTGCAATATTTTGTTTATCATTAGCAGCATCTGCTGGAATTTGGTAAAGGCCCATAAAATCTTTAAATACTTGAGCTTCTAACTCAGCTAGTAAATAATCAGGAACATTAAATGATTGATTTTGTTTAACAATACAATTGTCCTCTTCACAAGTCCAAGCACTTATATCATCTTCAAATATTCCCTCTATACGCACAGCTTCCCATTCTAAATCAGGGAAATATATATAATCATCTAGAAACCAAAAATATCTAGTTTTGTTATATTTAAATGATTTAGATTTTACAACACCATTATAAGTACTAGGAAGAATAGGTTGCATTTCTTCTGAACCATCAAGTGAACTTATAGTACGAATAAGAGGTCCAAAATATCCCTGTAAGAATACAGGAAGTTTATCTTTAGTACGTTTAATAGTACAATCAGATGATACTCCTGTACAGCATGCCTCTACTCTATCTACTGTTATAAGCTCTACATAATCCATTGTTTGAATTACAGATGAGAAAACCAAAAGTTTATTTTTGCTATCCTCACGTTTCATTAGAAACTTAGCTGTTTTTAAAACAAATGTATATATCATACGATCAGTCATAAAAGCATCTTGTTTGTTACCTTTAAGCTGATCACGTAGTCTTGATACAACATCTCCAATAGTATTTTTAGCCATTTTAATCTAAATTAAATTCATCATAATTTTTTAACAGTTCTTTTGTTTCATCTGTCTTTGATTGCTTAAACTTTTCCAATCTAAACAACCTGCTTATTTTAAGCTTATTATCAACTTGAATATATTTTTTCCATTCACTAGGGTAGGTTTTAGCAACCGATCTTTTAAAATCTCTTAGTGCAGTGAATCCCCATAAGTCATGATTTTTAAATCTATATTTAGTTTCATAGTTTGTATAAAAAATCTTAGCTACATACTGGTCAGATTCCCAATTTCTATTTTGAAGTTTGACCCCATAATGTAGACTTTTATGATAATCCACATTATCAGTAATTTTTCTTGGGCAACTTCCTATAAATATATATCCTAGTTGCTCAGGAAGTTGCACACCATCTCTCTCATTTATTATACCATTCCATATTAAACCATTAAAAGTTTTAATAACATCTTTAAACTGATTTAAAGTAAGGGTGTTATACTTTGGATTTTCTTCTATAAATTTGTTATAGAATTCCATATTTGTAAGATTTAATTTTTTAGGTCTAAATCTTGGTGCATTAAGGTCTGGTTTTTTATATTGTTTTGCCACAATCTCTTATATTATAATTTACGAAAAATCTTTGAGGTTTCCTAGTTAAACTTTAATAGTTTAAACAGTGTATATAAATTCAGATATTTTA